TGATAAGCCGATACGGGTACTTTAATGAGTACCCGTATTATCGTATTATTAACCCACCACAAGGAGGATTCAAAATGTCTGATTATTTCTGGACCGGTGACGGTGTACTGACACAAGGTGTTGGCAAACCTGACATCGGATATGGTCAAAAACTTCCTGCCGATGTTGTCAACGACAAAGAAAAAATTGCCCGTCTGATCAAAGCTGGCAAGGTCAGCACCAATGCACCAATCCAATTGTCAGCGGTTGAAGAAGTTGATAGTCGTGTTGCACTGCTGACCGAACAACTTGCTGCTGCTAATAGCCAAGTGGATGCAATGACCGAACAGCTTGCTGCTGTTAATAGCCAAGTGGATGCAATGACCGAACAACTTGCTGCTGCGAACATCACCATCGAAAACCAAAACAAGTCAATTACCGCACTGACTGATCAATTGACAAAGGGTGGCAAAAATGCCAAAGGTTAAGATTTTTACCGGGTATGGTGTAGAAGTGGTCGAACGTCCTGATCCACCAAAAGGTAAATCGAACGATGGCGTTAAACCTGCGTGAGACTGCGGAAAAGGATTTGGCAACGACCCTTGAAGGTGAGTGGTCGTTGCCGGTCCGTCTTTGCTCACCTGACGGTGTGTGGTACGATAGAACGTCTGACAACAGACTGTTAGTCGGTCAAGTATTGTATGACATCGTTCGGCTTGACCCTGATAGTGGTGATAAAGTGACGGTCAGTGTTCCGGTTGTAACCTTACGCCGGTCAACTCTCACACGTTTGCCAGAACCGGGAGAAAACTGGATTGTGGAAATCCCTGAGTCACCATATCCGCTTGCGCCAAAAGTCCAGTATGTTTTGAGTCCCACACGTCCACCTGAAGGTGGAAGATCGTTAGGATTCATACGACTGTATCTGCAACAGGTTGAACAGGCATGATGAACTTCAGGGTCGTAAATAAAGCAATCACCTGTCTGCTTGGTAAGTCTGCTGCTGGTAGATTCAGGGTTGTTGGTTTCCAGGGTCAAGGTCAGGATGCCAGCGAGATACGCAACAATAAAAGACTGGCACAGAGTTATTTTTCATCCGGTCAGTTCCCAAAGTCGTCTGGTCGCTTTACCGGGGCAACACAGCATGAAATGACCTTCACCATCGGCTTGTCGGTTACGTCATCGGCAAAAGCAAACCTTAACGCAATCAACAACGTAAATGCTACACCTTCACAAATTGCTTCAGCACTCGGACAACTTCAAGAAGGTGCTGCTGAAGCTGACATCCTGATGGATGAACTGTTTGAAATGGTGTATCAGATATTGATGGATGGTCGCAATGTTGATCTTGGTTTGCCGGTTGGCACAATATCAAGTCGTTGGATAAACCAGCTCCAAAAAGACGAACCGCAACCGCAAGGTGATCTGGTCGTGTTGACAGGTTCAGTGCAATATACTTGTCAGACGGTTGAAGCGGTTACAGGGTTGACCGGCGTGCTGATGACCGGGGGCATATCGACACAGATTGATCAACACGGTGATGATGTTGAAAAAGCGGGTGTTGACGTTGTAAATTAAGTACGGTATCATATTACGCAATTACAGGGGGTGGGTCAATGGGTCTTAATGCAACGTCATTAGCCGCTGGTATTGGGGTTGGAGTAAGGAACGTACAGTTCAAGTCTGAAGCGGTGAACTTGCCGCGTAAAATTCTGGTCATTGGGTCGTATGACCCATCGAAAACATCTGTGGTTGCCAATGTACCAGTGCAAGTGCTCAGTCCTGAAGATGCAGGTTCACAGTTTGGTTTTGGTTTCATGATTCATCGTCTGGTGAAGCAGGTTTTTACCGGGTCAAACGGTGTTGAGTGTTGGGTATTACCGCAAGCTGAAGCTGGCGGTGCCGTTGCTGCAACCGGTTCCGTTGACTTCACCGGTTCAACCGGTGTGCTCGCTGGTACAATTTATCTGTATGTTGCCAACCTGTTGGTCACAGTGCCGATTGCTGCCGGTTCTACCGCTTCAGCAATTGCAACAGCGGTTATTGCGGCGATCAATGCTGCGTCCGATCTGCCGGTTACGGCTGTTGTCAACGGTTCTGTTCCGGCAAAAGTTGACATCACCAGCAAGTCAAAAGGTGTGTTCGGTAACTCCATGAGTCTGGATTTCAATCTGAACAGTGGTCAGTCTTTGCCGTCAGGTGTGACCGCTGCTGTCATTGACCCGACTGGTAGTAGTGGAACACCGGTTATGGCAACATCACTTGCTGCACTCGGTACGGGTGACAATGCCAACGAAGCATTCTTTACCGATGTAGTTCACGGATACGGTCTGGATACTACCACCATCGATGCAATCAGTGCATATGTTGGTGCCGGTAATGATTTCCTTGGTCTGTACAGCAAAACGGTTGGTCGTCCTTTCCGTTGCCTTACCGGTGACACAACAGCAGGTTCAGCGGGTCTTACCGCACTCAGGGTTATCACTGACTCACGTTTGACTGACCGGGCAAACGGTATCATATCGGTTCCAGGTTCCTTGAGTCATCCGGCTGAGATTGCAGCACAAGCAATTGGTCACATGGCGCGTATCAACAATGACCGTGTTGCACAGCATTACATCGGTGTGCAACTGATTGGCATTCATCCTGGTGCAAAGTCTGACCGCTGGACCGCTGATTATGATAGTCGTGACTCTGCTGTTAAAGCTGGTATCAGTCCAACCCGCGTGCAAAATGGCACAGTTGTCATGCAGAACGTGGTGACGTTCTATCGTCCTACCAATGTTCCGGTTGGTTCAAACGGTTATCGGTCAATGCGTAACATCTCGATCATTCAGAACATGCTGATGAACGTCAGACTGAACTTTGAGCAAGAGAAGTGGCAAGGTGTCAGCATTGTTTCCGATACGACGAAAGTTACCAACATGACTGACCGTCTTAAAGCTCGTGACATTTCCGCTGTTCGTGACGACTTGATTGCTGTTGCCAAGTCGTTTGAAAGCAAAGCATGGATTTATACTGCGGCTTTCACCATTGCTAAACTGAGTGAAGCAGGTGCAATCAGTATCCGCACTGGTGGACTCGGTTTTGACAATATTCTCAGTGTCATTTTAAGTGGTGAAGGGGCAATCCTTGACACTGAAATTCAATTCGACACCAGCTTGGCAATCCTTACAACTTAACAGGAGGTTGTGAACATGGCAGATATAGCAGGAGCATTACGCAAGGTTACGTTGGATGGTATCACGTTTGACGTGTTCACTGACTCCAACGTGAAAGAAGTCGGTTCGGGTTGGGAGAACTCAGCGATACCGACCAGTGGTCGTACAATGCGTAAGATGGTCAAACGTGTTGAGGAACGTGAAGGTGTGGTTGTTGCTTGCAACGGTGCTGAACGTGCTGTTCTGAAAGAGTTGTCTGAACGACAGTCTGATTATCCGATGTCTTATGAAACAGCATCCGGTGATACTTTCACGGCGCAAGGGTTCATTGAATTTGAAAGTCGTGAGACTGAAGAGAACCGAGCAACGTTGAAACTTATCCCTCGTGACGGTTGGTCAGCGATCCTGAACAACGGTTAAAATCATGCCCCTGATTCCTTCCCTCCAGTGGTGGGGGTGAAGGATGACGGGGCAGTTGTAAAACCCCACCACAAGGAGCAAAAATCATGTCTAAGTATGCACTTAAAAAGAAAAAAGAGTATCTGTTGTCTGAAGAGTCAGCAACCGAACAGATTGTTGAACTGTTGACTTATTACGACATCGATGTTGAAAAGATTGGTGATAACAATGAAGCTGGTGCAGCAAGTCTTGAAACAATACTTGACAATCTGAACGGATATGTTCGTCAAGGTGTACTTGAAGTTGTTCGTGACAAAGATAGTAAGCTGACAGTTGTACACACTCTGACCAGCGGTGATAAGGTTACATATGGTGAAGTCAGTGCTAAAGCTAAGTTGGCAATGGACAAGTTCAAACAGGATGAGACATACCGTCGCATTTACGGTATGATGGGTTCATTATCTGGTCTTGGTTCAGCAGTGATTGAGAAAATGAGTGCTCACGATCTGTCGGTTGTTGAGGCTCTCGGTACGGTTTTTTCCAATGCGTAACCTGTGAAATTCACCGTTGGATGGGTGAATTGTTTTATCGTGGTATTTACCCGTCCGACATGGGTTACGCTGAGTTAAAATATTATCATGGTTGGCACGAAGTTATTGCTGAAACAGAACACAACGCTGCACAGGTGAAACGATGAACGATATGTCGGTCATGACAGCTTTCCGAGCAAAAGACAACGTGTCCGATGCTTATAAAAAAATGGGAGATGCCGCTGAAAAATACCAGCGGCGTACTTCTACAGCCTTTCGTAATTCCACCAAAGAAGGTTACAAGTTTCTCACTATAGTCAAGGGTATCCTTGCTGCCAACGCAATTCGTGGTGGTCTGGGTATGATTGGGCAAAGCGTACAATCAGCAGCAAGTGAGTTTTTGAACTTTGACGATATTCTTGCTGGTGCAACAATAAAATTTGATGATGTCGGTGTTGGTGCCAAAGATTTGAAGGGTGAACTGATTGGTCTAAAAAAGGAAGTCCTGGCAATGTCACAAGGTAGACCTTTTTTGCCGACTGATATTGCTAAAGGTATTGATGAACTTGCTGCGTCCGGTTTCAAGCGGTATGGTGGTGCGTTACAGGTGATGTCTAAGATTATGGATGCCGCTACCGCTTCAGGTGAAGATTTGGCAACAACGTCTGGTAATCTGACAGCAATATTGGGGTCGTTCGGTTTGCGTACCAATGATGCCGCGCAATTGACTGAAAATTTTGGTAGGGTGACTGATGTAATGACTATGGCAGCAAACTTGTCAAGTCTTAAACTTAGTGATTTGAAAGAATCAATGGAGTCAACCGGGCCAATTGCAAAAAGTATGGGTGTCGATCTTGAGGAAGCAGCAGCAGCACTCACCATATTGGGCAATGCCGGTGTTAAAGGTACTGAAGCTGCAACCAGTATGAAAAACATGATGATGGCACTTGCTGACCCGCAACGTAGTGCATTCATTGGTCAGATGATTGGTGGATTTACCGACAGCAATGGTAACGCTAAGACTTTCAGCCGCAACCTTTTTGAAGTGTTTGAGTCAGCAAAGAAAGCAGGTCTTTCGGCTAAAGACTTGACCGGCGCATATTATAAACTGTTCAACATGAGGGGAATGCCGGGTGCTCTAACCATTGCTAAATCGATTGGTGAGATGTATGAAAATTCAACAAAACTGAAAAATGCAAAAGGTGTGACCGCTGAACAAGCGAAAGCGAAAGCGTCATTGTCAGCATTAATCGGTCTTATGGCTTTACAAAATGCAGCACTGAGCAAGACTTTTGAGATATTTGAAGCATTCAAGTCCGATGGCAAGTCAGGTGTCGAATCCCTTGTGGAAAAGATACAGAAACTTGATTTAAGTGCAACCATAGGATTTTTCAAAGCGACAGCCAACGTTATAAGCATGGTGTATAGTGTACTGAAACCTTTTATACCGATAATGCCTTACATCATAACCTATTTTCTCTTGTGGAATGCCACAATGAAAGCGATGATGTTTATGAAATTTGCACAGGGGGTGTGGTTGGTTGGTACAGCTCTTGTTGCAGGTTTAGGACCGATTGGTGCTTTTTCAACAGCAATGTCATCATTATGGGTTGTCTGTGCTCCATTTTTACAACTGTTACCATTATTTGCTGCAATTGGTTCGGTTGGTGCTGCGGGGTACTCGCTGTTCACAGGTAAAGATAATGCTATTAGTAAATTTGCCCAAAACATAGGTTTGGTTCCCAAACTGTCAACTGGTAATGATGGCAAAGTAAATGGTTATGCCCCCAACGCAAAAGAAGCACAAGCACGATCTTCCAGGTTTGACGGTTTACTGACCATTGCCGGTGCTCCTTCCGGTTCTAGCTTTGAAAACAAGACTTCAGGCAGTCCAGGTCTTAACGTTCAAATGCTAGGGGTAAACCCGTGACATGGGTTGATCGACTTTTACCTGAAATAACCCTTATTTCCCCGTCCGGTATAGTTTTCACTGCTGATTGGTCCGGTAATTCCAGGTCAATGGAAAAGCGGCTTGGTGTATTCGAATACCCGAAACGCCAAGGTGCTGTCGTACAAGACCTTGAAGTTGGTGCCGTCAAGTACCCGTTGACCCTCAATTTTGAAGGTTCAACCAATGACATAACAGCCGGTAGGTTCTTTGAAGCATGTAAGGAACATGGACCGTGGACCGTTCAGCATCCGGTTCGTGGCGTGAAGTCTTTACAGTTGGTTAGCGTGACTGAGGAAATACAACCAATCACGTCTGGCAACATTACTGTTGTAGAAACAGAGTGGATTGAAATTGATAACGTTCAGGGTGATGTACCGATACCGGAACTTGCCGCAACGATCATCCAACAGACTGGTGACACTCAAACCAAACACGTTGAATACGTACAGACAGCACTGATGAAGTCAACACTTGCTGAACTGAAGAATAATGTCACGAGTGCTGCCAACAGTGTAATGCAAAAAATGGCAACCCTCAAACAGACATCCGCCGAAATCAATGCTCAGATGGAAAGTGTTCACCGGGGGATCACATCGACAATCAATTCAACCGGAATGAGTCTTGCCAGTCTTGCCGGCCAAATTCAAACCCTTGTGACTTTACCGGGGGCGATATTGACCAGTGTTGCTACTACCTTTGACTATTATGCTGAAATGTTGACCGACTATGGTACAGATGACCCTGTGATTGGTGAGCTGATAGCAACAAGTGCGTTGACGGTAATGGTCCAGGCAACAACAGATGGTGAAGTGACAACCCGTGAAGAAGCAATCGAATTGTCCGACATGCTCAGAAACGGTTTCATTGCCATGACTGACAGACTTGAAAGTTTAGGTCCAGACACTCAGATTGCGGTTTTTAATGACAATGCAAATGCGGTCAGTCAGGCAATCAATCTGTTGCTCAGACGGTCATATGACCTATTGACAGCGAAACGTATCACGCTCAAGTTGTACCGATCACCAGTGGAAATAGCAATCACCGAGAACGTTGACTTTGATTACTTCATTTCTTCCAATCAGTTGAAGGGTGATGAAATACTGCTGCTCCCTCCTGGTCGTGAAGTGGTGGTTTATCAATGAGTAGGGGCAAGGCTGGACCGGGTAAAGAGTTCATCGTTAAAAAAGACGGTGATATTGAAGAGGTTGTCGGTCAAACGACTGGTGACATAGGCAGTGCTGCAAACTGGAATGACCTGCTGCGAGCAAATGCCAAACCTGCAACAAAACGAAAAGTCAAGCAGGGTGAACGATGGATCATTCCCGGTGAACCACCACCGTTAAAACTCACTGACCGACAACCAGATGATTTGACGATAACCATTGACGGCATGGTTGTGCCGGTAATGTCAGCAAAAATTATTCGCACCATGGATACTGCGTCTGATGCTTGGTCTGCAACTATAACATGGACACCTGGGGCAAATCCTAAACTGGACCACGCAACACGACCATACGGCTACACACGAGCTGCGGCATATATTGGCAACGAATTATTGGTCAATGGTCGGCTGTACGAAGTAGCACCTGAAATGACCAACAGTGGTATCACTAAAGGTCTGGTTGGTTACTCTTTTACCATTGATGCTGTTGACTCTCATGTTCTACCACCACATGAATGGAATGGTTGTACCCTCAAACAGATTTGTTCGGTATTGCTTCCACCACTCGGTATTGAAGCAGTTTTTGAAACTGATCAAGGTGCAGCGTTTGAGGTTGCTGCGTCAGAAGACGGTGACACGATCTTTGGTTTTCTGGCTAAACTTGCGTCACAACGGGGTATTCTCATATCATCCAACCCAACCGGTGACATGACATTTCTTAGAGCAAAAACCACGGGTACACCTGTTGGTACTCTTGAAGAAGGTCAGGCGTTACCAATCGGTTGGTCGGCAAAGTATGATGGTCGTAAAAGGTTCGGTTTTTATCGACTGTTGACAGCAGGGGTAAAGCAAGGTCCAGTGCAGGCGTCATCATGGCGTGATCTGTTGGGTACAGGAAACACAACCAAAGTCAACGCACCAACGGTTATTGAAAGGGATATTCACGTTCCGGTGTCACGGGTCATGTCGTTTAGGGCTGATGACTGCAATAAAGGTCAGGTCAAAGGTGCCGCACGATGGAAAAAGAACCGACAGTTTGTTGAAGCACTTGAACAGTCTTTTCCGGTGTCATCATGGTATGCACCGAACGGCACATTGTGGCGAGAAAATACCCTTGTGGTCGTCAAGTCAGCAGTGATGGGTGTGCCTGACGGTTTTACATTTTTAATTAGGTCAGTTGAATATGAGTTGGAAAATAACAAACAGTCTGCTATTCTTCATCTCATTCCACCACAAGCATTCACTGACAAAGATATTGGTGAAATATGGAAATAAAACTTGGTCTTGTTACCGGTAGAGAGGATAAGGTAAGTCGTGGTCGTACTGTACCCGCACGACTTATGCAGGTAATGTTGACCGATGAATCAGACATTCAAACCGTTCAACTTGTCGGTCAGAACGGGGAAGAATGCAACCCCCCTGATGGTTCTTTAGTGCTGGTCGTCCAAGCTGGTACAGCATATAAACTCGCAATAGGTACAGAAGACACGATTGCCCCTGTGATGGGTGTTGGTGGCAAACGTATATACAGCACTGACTCTGACAGTGAAGCGGTCACTGCGTCAGTCAGGTTGGACCCTGACGGGTTAATCACGGTCAGCAATGGTGGTGGTTCGATTACCTTGACACCAGCAGGGTTGTTGACCGTAACTTGTGACGGCAATACTGTAATCAACAGTGCCAAAACTATTATCAACAATAATGTTGAGATTGACGGCACACTGTTGGTCAGTGGTATCACCACACTTAACAACAATGTTGAGATTGACGGCACACTGTTGGTCAGTGACACCATCACCGGTCAAAGTGCGATCAATGCTACAGGTAACGTGTCAAGTGGTTCGATCACGTTGACCACACACAAACACGGTGGTGTTGCTACTGGTGGCGGTCAGTCAGGGGTTGCGGTATGAGTGACCTCAGAATGACACTTACTGCTGACGGGTCTAGCCTGACGTTCGTTGGTGGTCAACCAATAATGGACGATGGGTTAGAAAATCTCGTACTCATATCACTGTTTACCGGGCGCGGCTGGTGTGGTAATAAAGTGCTCAAGGTGCCAATCGGTTCCGACTTCGAACAATCGTGCAATCAACCTATCACATTGCGGTCATTGAACGAAATTCGTAACGCTGCTGAACGTGCATTGGTCAGTCCTTTGCTTGGCAAAGTAACAGTCAGTGTCAGCAACCCGGCAAACAACCGGCTGATGGTCACGGTGTTGGTGGAACGTACCGGTGTTGAACTGTCATTGCTGCGTGAGGGTGGTAATTGGTGGTTCCAAGATAATGACCCGGCACATCGTCGTGGTTTGAAGGGTGCTAAAGGTGATTGGAGCAAAAGTGCTACAGAGTATGATTCGTTGACGTTCCAGGGTGATGACGTAACTTTCCAAGGAATTGACTGTATAATGAGTAAGGGGTAAACCATGGCTAAAAAAGAACTCGATCTTAATAATGACGGTGCAATAGACATACAGTTCGGTGGTACAGGTGGTACAACTGCTGCTGCTGCGAGGGTTGCACTTGGTGTCATCGAACCAGGGACCGGACCTTCCAACGCTGTCACAAATTTTAGTCATGAATCAATAGATCATTCGGGTATTCCCGGTGCTGGTAGCAGTATCAGTACCATATCAGACTTGACAGCAACATCGGTAACGTCTGTAACAATTGGTACAGGAACAAAAACTTTCACCATACAGGCAGGTAAAGCGTTTGTTCCTGGTATGACTGTTATTGTTGCATCAAATATTGACCCTGCTGGTGATAACATGGTTATGATGTAAGGCATTATCGGTATAAAAGGTTTCAG